TATTGATAACGATCATATTTTACAAATGTAGTCATACTACGTGCTAAACTTTGACCTAGTATTGCTGTTGCACTTGCGCCGCTACCTACGCCATAGATTTGAACTTTTGCATATGTATAACTTGTGCCGTTTGTAAGCATTTGAATAGTGTATATGCTGCCGTTAAGTATTGTAGCGCGTGCTGTAGCCCCAACACCATCACCAACAATAGTTACTGTTGTAGATGCATCATAACCCACGCCACCATTTATAGTATCAATACGCTCAACACTAAATGTATGGTTTGTCAACCAAGGTTGATAAACAGCATTAGTAAAAGCAGAAGTATCTAAACTATTACCAAGTTGTGGACTGCGATAAGTTTTAGTCACACTATTTTTATATGGTTGCAAATCAAAGTCTGTAATACGATTATAGTTAATATCAACTGCATTACTATTATCATATTTTGCAATATACTGTTTAAGTTTGGTATGGAATGGTTTGACTTCGTTAAAGAAATTAACAACTGTATTTTCAGGCTGTGGCAGATAAACTGGTAATTGGTCTAGTCCACGCACACGATGATACAAATCAACAAGACTAGTCTTCATTAACCAATCTGTTTGCTGATGTTGTGTTGCCATAGTATTAATCATAAGTTTAATAGCATCTTTGAAATTGCTTCTGAAATCTGCGATTAAGATATGATCTTTGATTACATCAAATATTTTTCTAAACTCAATACCATTATCGCTGTCAAAACCAACGTTTTGGAAACTACTGGTTTGGAAACCTAAACCACTATTGTTAAGGTCATACAAATTAGCATTAAGTTTAATCGTAGCATTTTGTTGTGCTAACAGATTTAGATTATTCTGTGTAACTAAAACTTGCTTCCAGCCGCCATTATTGCTGGTTTGAATATAGATAATGTCATTAACATTAAGTGTTAGGTTTGCAATATCCAGTTCAGTATTGACTGTATGCGTAATTGGAAATTGTGAATTATATTCAGGGCTATACCAATCTGCATAACTCCAATAATTACGCAAATCATATGTTTGAACACGAACTAACTGCCAGATTCTAGTATTAACTGTGCTATTAACCACTAGTTTATACAAACTCCAACCACTATTATAGTTTGTAGAATCATTAACTACTAGCACTTGATCGTTATTATGATAATAATTTACATCCAAATAACCAAGTTCAGTAATGTTAGCAACACTTTTGACATATTGGTCAGGCGTAGGCAACGGATCATAATCATTCAAGAATGTGATAGCATCGCTACGAGTAAGAACAATAGGATATTGTGTAAAGACTTCATTAATATTTTCACAATATAGTTTTCTTGCTGTATATTGATCTTTGAAGAAGGTTTGACGCTTAATAACATCGTAACCATATTTTTGAGCAATAGGTAAATTAGGATTAGGCACGATACGACCGCTTACATCCTGACCACCTAAACTGTCTTTAAGTTTATCTAAGAACTCACGCGCAACGCCAAGATCACTACCATCATCAAACAACGTCCATTCACTATGAACAAGTTGTGATTTAAGGTCTTTCTTGTATTCAATCACACAATTTGTATCAATACTAGTTAAGTCTTGAATATTAAACAGTCCTATTGCATTACTGCTTACAACAGCCGCAAATGGCTGACCACTATTCTTTGGACTTGAAAGTATATTTTGTAATTCATAAGCACTAGGTCGTGTGCTGTTGCTTAACACGCTGTTTAACACCCAGAAATAATACTTTGTAACAGGTTGTCCTGTTTTTTCATCTATGTCTGTGCGTGCAGTATATACATCATTAATAGTATAAAGTGGCGTGTTGGCTGCGTTGCTGCCTACATAATCTTTTGGTTGAACATCGCTTTCAATCCACTCATAAATCTTAACACGACTGCCAGGAAATGCTAGACCATAATAACTAAACTTTTGTAGATTATCGCCTTGTGTATTATCATAGTATTTGATACTATTGATATCCCACCATAATTTGCCTACTTTTTCTTTGCCCCATGCGCTGTTACGATTATAACTAAAACTTGTTGCAGTAGGAACTACATTATAAACTGATGGATCATAATTGATAACATAATCAATATATTCTTCTGCATTATCAGGCAGTATGCCATGTGTTAAATCATATACTGGCAAATCAGCAATTAGTTTTGCTGTTGTGCTGTTATAGATATACACACGATTTACTTTTCTGCTATCAAAATCGTTGCCATCGCTGCGAATAGTTTGCCATATTGGTTGTGCATTCTTATTGTAATACACATACATAGCACCTGTGCTATTGTTTAACACATATGCTTGTGGCGCACCTACCATAATAAAGTTATTGTTAATATCAATACCACTAGCATAACGATCATAACTATGTGCATTAGAGTCATTAAGCAGCGTACCATAAGCAAATGCTCCTACAACACTAGGACTTTCGCTTGCTAATGCTTGATATTCATAAATATGTGCTGCACCTGATTTATAAACTGTATCACGATAACGCAATCCACCATTATCAAATATTGTAGTATTATTATCAAATGTAACAGTAGTTTTAGTATTAGAAAGTGTGCTGCCTACTACAAGCGTATTGCCATCAGGACTAATACTCATGTTTTCACCAAAACGAGCAATGTCCTGTGATACAGGATTTACTATACGTTGAACACTAAGCCACTGGTTTAATCCCATGACACCAAGCGGATCACCAACTTCGTTTCGCAAACTTAACTTTGATGTCATATCGCTATCGCTAATAGTAATTGAGCCATTAGCAAGCAGATTTGCAGTTACATATGGAATGCTCGCACTATTAATACGTTGCACAGCCACTTGTGGCGTGTCTGCACCAAATTTAACAAGGTAATTATTAATACGCAGCGAACTATTAGCACTTAGCACAAAACTATTGGCTGAGCCAGTAATAGTTCTGTATTTTTTTGAAGTGTTAACATAATAGTAGATTACACCATTTTGATTGTTGCCTAAACCATAGCCAACCGCAGCACTAAACAATCTGTTACCATCGGCGCTAAGCACAACTTTTGTTCCAAGACTGCTGTTTTGTTGTGCAGCATCTGTATTTGCTACTAGTGTTTGAACAAATTGGTTAGTTGCAACTGTGACTTTTGCGCCATTTGTAGGTGTGGTGGCAAGTGTAACAATATTATTCACATAATCCATACTGAAAGCAGCAATAACACCGTCTACTGTTACAGTTGGACGACTAGTCAAATATGGAGTAGTGATTGTAGCACTATTAGCAAAAGCGTTGCTTAAACTAAAATTATTGGTGCTGCCATTTGCAGTAAAGATTTCACTTGTGCGTTCAAACACATATGTTTTACCGCTGCTAGTAATAGTAGAACTAAAGATTGCTGTGCTGTTTGGAGCACCCACTGCTACTACAGTTCCATCATAATTTGTGCTTACGCTACTTCCAAAACTACTTGCATTAGCATCGCTTGTGATAATTCTATTTGCTTCTTGATAATAAGGAGTATAATTTATAGTAATAGTAGCATTAAGTGGCGGTGCTACATCAAATAGCACTACATCTTGGCCTGGAGCACGAATATAATCTAAGTTTGGAACTTGCAGCACGCCATTTACATAAACTTGCAAATCATTAGCCACTAATCCAGTTGGCACGCCTGCTGGATATGTAAATGCAGTTGTGCTGCCATCACCTATACGTGTAGTAGTAGTTGGTGATACATTTGTATATTTGTATGCATATACACTATTAGTTGCAGGTTCACCGATAAACAACCAATTGCTGTCTTTACTTGCGCTAATTGAATAGCCAAAAGAACTGCTAGGATTGACATTTGGATAGATAGCGATTTTGGTTCCGCCAGAAATTGAAACGCCTTGTGATGCTAGATTAGCAGTTAAACCAATTTTATTGTATGGATATCCAGTTGATATGTTTGCTATCGTAACAGTTGTAGTAGCGCCAGGCACTGCTACAATCATACCATTAGCAAAGTTTGATAGGCTATAATTTGCGCTGGCCGCAATATTTGCTGTGCTATCAAATGTAGTAACATTTGCAACAAGTAAGTAAGCATTACTTTGTGTAAAGCCAGCACTTAGCACATAAAGATTATCATAGTGTATGATTTGACGTGCAGCAATTTGTTGACTATTAACGTTTGCTACATAAACCATGCCTTTTAAGTTTGTTGGTGCGCTAATAAATCCAATATTATTATTGTTGATGTCAACATTAGCACCAAAACCACCAATTCTGCTATCTGGTGATAAAATACCAATTTCTTGCCAAGTATTGTCTTGACGCTTGGTATAAACATAAGCACTACCTGTTGTATTTTTATTAGTGCTGCCTACAAGCGCAAACCCTTGTGTGCTATTAATTTTAATGCTGCTGCCAAAGTTATCACTAGGTTGTGTGAATACAGGACTTTTAAGTTGATTATAGTTCCAGTTATTTGTATTTTGTATAACATTATAACCGTTTGAACCGTTATCAATATAAACTATCTCATTATTAAACCAACCACGTGCAGGCACATAGTTTGAAAAATCAACGCCAGTTGTAAATCTAATGTTAGTTAGTTTATATACTATTGCATTTAGAGGACCGTTACCTACAGTAGTATTATTAGTGATACGCACATTAAATGTGTTATTAGTTACGGCGCTTACACGATAGAAACCACTTAAATCAGTTACGTTAGTTGTGCTGTTGCTAGCAATTAACTTGCCATTATTCAGCAGCACATAATCATATTGTGCAAGATAGTGTGGTCCGCTTGCTGTAAATTGTAATTCGCTTGGTGAAACTTGTGACACGCCAGTAATAGCAATATTATTGGTTTGGCTAAGACGATACACGCCCCAACGGTTTGCATTATCACTAGCAATCCAAATCTTGCTGCTTTCATAAAGTTGTGGTGATAGCGAACTGATATTGAAAATCTTATTAATATCAAATACACTTGCGCTTATATCATTAATATTAACAGGACCAGCAGTATCAATAATATTAGGGTTATATTCGCTAGCAGCAAAAATATTTGGCGTATATGTAGATGGCACATATAGCAGGTCATTAGGCTTAACTGTGTTTAGATCGCTACGACTTGCATCACCGCTATTTGCAAATTCAAACAAGTAGTTGTTATTAATAGTTTTGCTGTTGCCAATATTAAACTCTAGTTTATCAACATTACTAGTGCCGCCATAATTGTCTAACTTAATTGCCCACTGTTCGTTAAGCGTGATATAGCTATCAATACGACTTTGTTGATTGCGTAGATAAGCATTAAACACACTTTGTGTGCCTTTTTGTGCAATCATACCAAGATAGAATTTGTATTGTGTTGTAATATCTAAACCTAAATCAGTAAAGTATTGACGTGGTGTGAATCCTGTTTCACTTTTGCTAAGCGCATCGGCAGCACTATTCAAATCAATAGCATCAGGATTATGGAAGTTAATGAACTGCGCAGCACCACTTGCCATGTTAGGTATTAAATTCTTGCTTAGCAAGTTGCCATTAATTTCATACCAGTCGCTGCTCTTAAAGAACTGTGAACCAGGCAAGAAGTTTTGCGCAGCATAATACTTGCCTTTGAACAAAACTATATCGCCTGTGTAGTAGTCGGTATATGATTGCCATTCAGGAACTTGGGTAACATTAACAAAGAAACCAGGCGCAGTAAGCGAACCATCCCAGTTAGCAGTTTTACTGCCGCTGATACGCAATCTAAATTGACGACTGCCAACTTGTTCATCATACAGCACATCATTAAAAACTGTATTGTTATCAAAGATAATAGTATGCTCATACTGCACAACTATCAAATCTAACAGATGTATGCCTTTTTGTGTATTTTTAAGTGTAAGCGTAAAGTTGTTGCCATCACGATACACACGATAATCACGACCAGTAAGCGTAATGTTATCGCTGTCAATAACTTTTGTATAGCTATTGGTATTGGTAAGTTTATCAATAGCACCAAACTGTGTAGTAAAGTTAATATTAATGCCTGCTGGTGTTAGCGAGATGATAGTATCGCCGCCCCAGTTTTGTTGATTCCAAAATAAAAATTCTTTTGCTGCTAGAACCCAATCACTTTTTGTAGTATTATCACCTAACATATCATTAAATGAAAACCCTTGTGATTCTAGGTAACGACCATAACTTACCAAAAAGTCTACGACTTGTTGTTGTGTGCTAAAAATAGTACCATATGGATATGTGATTAATCCAGTTGAACTATCTAGATATACTATAGCAGTTTCGCTGCCTACAGTAATGCCATAATTATTGTTGTTTACTAAACTAGGAACAGTAATAAAATAAGGACGCTCACGATCAAAACCACTAATCTGATAACCATTAGTTACTTTCTGCACAATTACTGCGCTATACACAGCACGACTAATAGGTGCGCTTTTTGTAACTGCTATGCGATAATTTTCTTGTGGAATTATAACACTGCTGTTAGTGCTTTGCGGACTAACTTGATCAGCCACGATGTTTAGATAACTTTTGTCTGTAAAAGCACCCATTTTATAAACTAAGTTAAATGTGCTATTTGCTACTACATTTAACCAATTTTCTGTTACATCGAGGTTATTACTAGTAAGATAATCACGCAGCAATACGTTAAAGCCAGGTATATAACTGGTAGCATCAGTAACCGCAAAATTAAACTGACGATTATTAGTTGTGCTGTTAATAAATTGATTAAGTTTGCTATTATAAGTTAAATCACGTGTATTATACTTTAACGCACACCATTCTGCTGGTCTAGCCAAACACCATGCAATCATAACAGCAAATGGATAACTGCTGCTACGACGCCATGCAGTTTCTGCTGGTCCTTGGTCGCCTACTACCCAATTTTGGGTAGCATTATTAGCATCGTAATTTGTAACTAAAACTTGTATAGGTGATAGCAAATTACCATGTTCATCAACAGGTATAATTTTGCTTAAACCTGGTCGTGTATAGCGTGGATTTACATAACTAGCAAGTGGATTACCGCCATATACAAAACCTAATTCTAGATCACCCCATAGCACATTATTTGCGCTGCTGTATGGTGCTGGTCCATAACGCAAATCCCACCAACTTGGCTTAAATGTAAAACCTAGCATTTCCCAAGGATTAGTGTGCGGTCTGTCAGTATCATAAAAATATTTGTAGATAGCGCGCCAGTTGCCAGGCACGCTGCTATAGAAAAGATTATCTACACCGCTGCTATAATTCCAAGTAAAACGATTTTCATTTGCAGTATTATTTGTAAAAATATCAACGCTATTGCTGTTTGACCAACGTAAAAATTCAGGCGCAAGCAACTGTGTCCACTCTGTAATAGTATAGTCAGTTTTGCGGAATGCGCCAGGCACAGTAGCACTAAGGTCTACGTCACTATCATCTGCATATGTAGTAGTAATGTTATTGAATACGCGCTTTTCAAATTCAAGAAGAATATTATCACGATAATCACCATAACCTACGCTAATGCTGCCATCATGACCTACTACTGTAATTGTAGGAGTAATATAAGTGTTATCAGTAACTATCTGCGGTTCAAACTTAGGATATATGCCTAGTTTTGTAGGTGTTGCTGGCACATTACATCCAAGTGTTGATTCATACTCTACAATTGTAATAACATCATTACGGTTTAAAGTAACATTTTTACTGATAGCAACAACAGTTGATTCAATAGTATAATCTATATTTTTTAATAGTAGAACACCGTTTAGATATACTAACAAACTACGATAACCTTTTATGTCATCATTTAAGTTGTAGATTAAGTTATATCTGCGATAGTTTGTGTTTGATACTGTATATGAATTACTAGTGTAATTGCTGCCGCTAGCAATCATATCTGTATAGTAGAATGGCGCACCGCTGTTGGCTAGATCAGTAAAGTTTTTAAGAACTAAATCTAAACACGCACTGTAATTTGTTGTATCTGTAAACTGTGTGTTATTGATATATGACATCAATTGGTTTTTGAAATTTACATAACTATCGGTTGCATAACGTAGTATTTGAATAGGGTCTACATCTTGATTAGCAAACAACAGCGCAGCAGGTCTTAGTGAAGCACTGTGTTGCAGCAACTTGCCACCAACATAATTAAAATTAAGATCACGGAAGTTGTTTGCGCCTGCGGGTTCACCACTTAAATTCAATAAATTTTCACCAATTTCAATTAAGTGGTTGCGTAACTGTCCTAGTGTAATAGTAGAAAATTCTGTGTTCTCACTGTTATTAGTGAGATTTTTTGGCATAGTATAAGTTGTGTTATAGTTTTGTGTAGTGCCATAAATCTTAACAAATACACGATCACCTACAGCCAGATCGTTGTTAAACACTAGCACAGAAGTTGTGTTATTTGTAGTAAGTTTATAATTAGTAATAGGTTGCAGTATACCATTAACATAAACAAACAAATTTGTTTCATAAAAACTATTAGAATACACAGTCTTAAGGTCAAAATTGTTTATTGATACGGCGGTTGTTGTGAAAGATTGCGCAATATACTGTTTGCTTTTATCACTTACACGATACCAACCATTAGCAAAACTATAATTATTCCAACTAGATATAACAGCAGCATAGCCGCTGTTGATATTACGAACTTGGTCAACTTGATTTAAGTTGTAATCAAATGTATCAGTTTCATAGAAGTTTTCAAAAACAATATCACCTAGATTGCCAATACTTTTATATGTAAGTGCAAAACCTAGTTCGCTATCACGTGTGCCGCTGCCAATTTTATAACCAAATAATTGATTGCCAGCAAAGTTTGAACTTGGATAATTTGTTGTATTGCTTAAACTAATACCGTTTGAATCTATGATATCAAACAGCGGAAACTGCGGACGACTATTGCGAACTTGTGCTAAATGCCAATAGTTGTTGTAGTAATAATACATATTGCCTTGATCAACTAGACCTTCCATAACAATAATAGTATCGCCATCAACAAAACTTTTGATAGGCACTAGATGAACTTGGTCATATGAATTATCAAAATTAATATTATTGCCACTAGGAATATCACTAGTAATTGCATTACTAATAGTAACGTTAACATTAACAGTATCAATAGAAACGATTGTAGTGTTTTGCGGTATGCCAACGCCAGTCACATGCTGACCAATAGCCAAACTGCCTAGATTGTTAATATAAAGCGTTTTGCTGCCACTAGCACTAAAAGAATATGTGTTATAACTATATGTTGCGCTAGCACGTGTTTTGTTATTCTGCACACGATAAAGTGTAGAACGAATAGTAGGATCGCTTGCATTTTTGAATAGCACAGTTACATCATTTAGCAACTGTATTCCATCGCTGTTGTAGACATTATTTGTCTTTATAGCATAACTGTTTAAACCTTCTACCTGTGACAGCGGACTTGTAGTAGTGCTATCAGCACATGTAATACTACCACGATAATTGGTGCCGTAATTAAACAATTTTAAGTTAGGTAAAAATTCTACAATAGGGCGTTTTGCTTGTGAAGTAGCATCAAAACTATAACTTACATTATTATAATTTGCTGCGGCTTGCAACACATCACGGTGGAACCAACGATTATTGCGGCTCCAACTATTGCCATCAACACTAGCACGGTTAATAGTAATATAATCTTTTTCTTCTGGACTGTTGCTAGTGCCATCATATCCTGTGCCGCTAGCATCATAGCCACGACTATTACCAAAGCTACTACCTAGATTTGTATTAATGATTTCAGGTGTAACTAACTCGTTATATTTTATTAACTTAATACTGCTGCCCACGCCTTCAACAATATATTCATTATTAAGATATTCATTAGGCACAACAAGACCAGTAAACTTTACTTTCAAACCACTTGTAAATTGTACGCCATTAGGACTTGTATAGTAGTCACGACCTATGATATCATTAACATTTAACAAACTATTTGGTGTAGGATCAACCAATTGTATAGTTCCATATACAAGTGGATTGCTGCCATCGCAGTAATACAACACATCTTGTGCTGCGCTAAGTGTAGGGAACTTAGTAATAGTTCCTAGTTGATCTTTGTAAACAAACACGTGACCATACACATCGCCTTGACTTACAAAAACTTTTGATAGGTTAGCCCAATCAGCAATATAAGTTAAGTGCATAGTTCTGTCACTTTGCACGTTGACTTGCCATACGCCATGATATTGTGTAGCGTCTACATCAGTAAAGCCAGTAAGTGAAGTAAAGACTATAAACTTTCCATCAAATGCACGCACGCCATCAAGTGCATATTGCAGAATAAAGTTATCGTAATTCACCCCTTGCATTTGGTCATAGGTAATGTTATCTACAATAATATCGACATTTTGTGAAATAGTAGGATAGTTAATCAAATAATCTTGTGCTGTGCGCAGCGGCACAGTAAATGTAATAGTGCCACTACCTGAACCGTTGTTTGATACACCTAGCACATCGCGTGTTGAAATGTTGTTTTGAACTGTGCTTGTTCCACTAACACCTGTTTCGGTTTGAATCCAAAAATTAGTGCTTTGATTAACATGAAAATTATAACTGCCGCCACGATCAAGTGTGATAGTAGGATTTACAGTATTATTATAGCCATCAACGGCAAAACCTGTTTGACCTAGTGATGCGCTTTGAAGTTCTGTTTCATTATTAGTAATATAACTGTTGCGATGAATATAAAAATCATTTACAGTATTAGTATTATTTGCAGTAACATCAACAGTAAGCGGTCCACCTGGCACCCAATAGTATTGACGATAGTTTGTTAACTTGTCTAGATCAATAAAACCATTATAACTGTAATAACGATTTGTAAACAATCTATCATGATTGTTGTTTAATCCGCCATCGCTGCTAATTTGATTCAGAATATCAATATAGTTGTAAACATTATTAACTTTATAAGTGTTTGTGCCTAACTGACGCTTGTTAATAACAACGCCTGGCTCTAACTGATAAAACTGACTATAACTATCATTTTCATTAATATAATAATCACTAGTATTGTAAACAGGGCTTTGATCTTGCTGACCAATATAACCATACATTTTTTTAAGTTGTGGTTCTTGTATAAGCGGATCAACTGTGGCATTAAGAAAACGTTGATTGCCTAAAGTTTGGAATGCTTTTGGTAGAAAATTTATACTCTTACGACTATTTGCCATTTATTAATAACCCTGATAAAGCGGTAAGCCTGCGCTATTGATACCACTTAGAACACTTTGAACAATTTGAACATTATCGACTGTTGCTGCACTTAAGAAAATTTCATTAGGTTGGCAACGTATTTCATATAAACTACCAAAATAACTTTGTGCGCTTACAGGCAGCAGTATAACGCTGCTGATATAATCACTTAACTGTTGATGCAGATAAGCAGCCAATTCACTAAAGTAGAATGTATCACCAAAATCCCAATTATCTAAACTAAAATATGAGTTAATAGTATCAATTACTTTACTCTTGATTTCTGTATCACTTAGTGTAGTTGTTACATTTTTAACTACTTGAAAATTTGCTTGTAGCATTACATCTGCTTTTGCACCAAACAACAACTTATATACGCCAGCATTTAGCACAAGTTCATCACTAAGCATCTTATAATTGAACAATCCACTATAACTGTTATTCAATTGAACTGTATCTAAATCAGCAGGTTTAGCAACTGTGCCAGTATTATCATACACATAGTTACGATAACTTTCATCATAAGAACGAGTAAGAATATAAGAATCAATTAAGTTTGTAGCAGCAGGGTCTAAACGACGAGTATTTTCTGCATTATGTTGATATTCAAAAATTAAGTTTTGGCGACCATAATATACACGATATTTTGTGTTTACATTAACAATTGTAGCAATACCATTTATACTTTGGATTTGATAAAAAATCTGATCAACCAGCGCATAGAATACTGTGCCGCTAGTATAATTGTTGCGCACATAGTTAATATCTGTATAAGTGTGGTAAAGTGCTACAATGCCGCCAGTAGGAACCAGTTTATAACGCAGCAGATTATCGGTATCTACATATTGACTATAAAACACAAGGTTGCTAGCAACCGTAGATACTTCACTAAAAATTTGTGGATCAGTAGGCAAACCACTAGTATTGCTAATAGGATAAGTTACATAAACTTGTGTGCTATCATTATAACCATCACTGGTAGTGTAGTTTTTATAAACATTTAGCACAACTTCACTTGCTAAATTGCTGTTAATAGTGGGTAGTCGCACAGTATCACGCACTAGTGTATTTGTAGCAGCATCATAAACAAGTTGTGGCGTAGTTGTAATAAATGCTACTTGTGATGCGCTGCCAAATACAAAGTCAAGTTGGCGATAAGTTACAGTATATTTTATATTGTCTGTAGTGAACAGTAATATCCAACTGCTATCGCTGTTGCTGTATTGTGTGATTAAATTAAATGGATCAACACTATCTACGCTGCTATAAGGTATAATTGTCCACGGGTCATTAACGCCAGCAGTTTTGTTATAATCATAAATGAGTGCAAACTGTGTTTTAGAAAGTATATAAGTGATAAGTGTAGACACAGTAGTAGATAAGAAGTTAGTAGCAAATGGCGCATAAACTGAACTTACAATAGCATTACTAGGTATGTTTTCACTTAGTGTAACTGCACCAATATTGCGACCAGCAACCAACACAGTAGTAGCACCTGTGCCTACGATATTTTGTATTGAAGCCCAGATATGCATCTTATCGCTGCTAAGTGTAGGAGTGCCAGCAACAAGTGTATTGCTAGCATCAAAATAATAACCACTTGGCGGCACAAACTTAATCAAACTGCCAATCTGTAAAAACTTGCGATAGTTTGCTGTGCTGTTGCCAATTTGCTGCGGACCATTACTTAAATTATTTGGGTCTAGGAAGAAACCTGTGCTAGTTACAGTATCATTTGTGCTGCGATTCCAAATAGTAGGTTCAATCGTTGTAAAATCCAGTGGCGTATAATTCTCATAGTAGAAATGACGCATAGGAAAGTTTTGAATGATTGGTAGAATCTGATTATTAATTACACTAATAATATCATTACGACTGTTATAAGTGAAATTAAGTGTTTGTGTATAACTGTTTTTATAAAATACACCATCACGACCATATAAATCAGTAGAAGTATATTTGCCAGTAGGATCAACAATATCTAAACCACGACTTACGCCACTAGCAAAACGATTTACACTTTTTACTTTAACAATATCGCTGTAATTTGTATATGGTAGTGTGTTATAATCTTCACCATTTACCATGCGGTTTTGTGTGTAATAAGCCTGTGGTGCTTTTTGTTTGATTTCACTTGTTAAATCACGGCGTGAACTATTGCTTACTGTATATTGAAGACTTACATTAAGTGTAAGTGTTTGTGGCTTGCCACTACTATCAATATAAGGTATAGCAACATTTACGCTGCTCATATCACTAGGTGTGATACGATAAGTCAATCCATTACTAACACGATAGTAAGCACGATAAGTGCCATATGGAATATCAGCAAAACTGCCATCGCCAAATATCAAATCAATTTGATCGTTGATGCGTGTATTAACACTATAAATTGTGCGAACGCTGCGTGCTAGGCTGTTATAAATTGCGCTGCTGCCAGCAATAGCAGGCACCTTTGTCCATTCGTTACCTATAGAACCATTAGTAATTTCATATAACCAAACATCGCTGTTATTAATATTTTGAACATCAATACCAAATACACGATTAGCAACTTTTTCTGTAATAATAAAATCAGTAGAATTTAGTGAGCCTTGCTTGAAGTGAATAAAGAAACCTGTATTTGCACTAGCATTACCACGACTATCATTTTGATAAATGATACCAAACTGACCACGATTGCCAGGATCATATTCGCTAATAGTATCTGTGTTTAAGATATTAGCACTAACAACCTCAAAACTTGTAGGCACATCATTAATAACATTAGCAAAACTAAACAGCGGTAGAATAGTATTAGGCACAGCAATATTATATTGTTCTGTTTTAATACCATTAATAGTTTTGCTAGCATAAGGTTTGCCAATTTTAGTTGATTTGCTAATAGCCGCATTCATGATTTGTGTAAATTGGCTTACCCAATTAGGATTGTTTGGGTCATTCCAATTTACAGCAACACGACTTAGGTTAGCACCGTTAATATCAAAAATGTTTTCACTGGTATTAATGCTTATAATTTTAAGCAAGCCACTAGCAGCAACGTTGCGGTTAGGCACATAATTTAATTGTTTTACAAGTTTAAGAACACTATCACGACGTTCTGCTGTATCAAGAAAATTTTCACGAGCATTTAAGTCTGTGCGGAAAGCAACGCTTTGACCCATAAATGCAATTAAATCTAGTAGTGCTACATATTCGCTGCTTTCAATAAAATCATTAAAGTCTTCGCTGTAATAGGTTTTGATATAATCAACCATAACCTTGCGCAGCGTTTCAAAGTCATAACTTTGAAAGTCAGCGTTGCTGAAAGTAGTATAAATTTTTTTCCAATCTTCTGCTGCGAAGATATTACTTTGACGAGTGTTTGTAGCCATTAATAATATTTATTTGTTTAATAAAGTGCTGATATTATACTACATATAGTTTATTTGAACTCTTGTCAAACAGCACTTGTAGGTCTGCAATTTTATTGTCAGTTGCAAAACTTAGCGAAAAGTTTAGCAATAGACCACGACCATCAGGTGATTCTTGAACTACTGTTTGTGATACTATATTAAATCGTGGATCATAAGCAATTAAATTATCAATATCATTTTTTATTTCTAACTTAAGTGCTGGCGTAAGTGGATCAAATAATCTGTTCCAAATAATAGTGCCAAAGTTAGGATTATGTAACTTCTCGCCTTTGCGTATAGATAAATGATTCAAGAAATCTTGCACGATCAAATCATTATCGCTAATACTAACAGGACCAAAATCACGATTTATTGTGGAATAACCTTTATATACAGCCATGTTAATATTTAACATCCATTTGCACTGCCACCACTAGCAGCACTGCCGCCAGGCGTAGGTGAGCCACCACTTGGTGCTGTGCTGCCACTACCAGCACCAGGCGCAGTTCCAGTAATCGGCACAACTTCATTAGTGCGTGGGCTGTATGTGAGTGCTGGTGCATTTAACGATGCTTCGTATCTTGCATTACTTGCTGCGGCAGCAATACCAGGATCAAGTGGTATAGTGCTAGCATCAGTAGCCAGTGCTGGATCAAGACCTTGAAGTGGACTTTGTATTGGTGCTTGATTTAAGTCCGTAGGTCTAGCCGTTGGCAGTGGAATATTAGGCGCAGGCTTTGCGCCATCAAAACTACTTAGTGGTGGTAGGCTAGGATCAGTTAACGGAACTGTATCACGGTTAGGTGTAGTATCAACACTTGACTGTTTAGATGCTAGTGTAACATCACCAGTTTGATTATCAATTGACAAAATATCTTGATATGGACCTATAGAAAGTATAGATTTTGCGTTTCCATTTGTGCTACCGCTATTACCTAATGTTTTAATCAAATTATCAGTTGCTAATTCACTTGTTTGTGGTGCTTTATATGATGTATCTGGTGCACTATTGCTAGTAGTTTGTGATAGTAAGAAATTGCGTTCAGCAACATTTGAACTTTCACTTGTGTAAGCGTTTGTGTTTGTGCTAGGAACGCTACTAGGATCATCAGCAGACTTAGTAGTAGTAGTGTTAGTGCCACCACCACCGCTATTAACTGTTGCAGCACTGCTATCATCAGCAAATTGCACGCTGCCGCCGCCTAGCGTAAAGGAACTACCATCTGCTAGTTTGAATGTAGTGCCACTAGCAGTTTCAGGATGTTCTTCTAGATATCTACGTGCAGCGTTAGCATCGCTTACACTAATAACATTTGATTGTGATTGCTGCGAACCATTACCGCCATTAGATTGTGATAGATAATTTACAATACCACCAACAGCAGCACCTAGTGCTAATCCACCCAAAATTTGTGTAAGCGGACTTGCGCCATTATTATTAACTGAACTGTTAGTAGGACTTACAAATCCGCTATTGTTATTGTTGTTTTGCCATGGCAGACTGCTGTTATTCAATCTGCCTACAAAAGTAGCATAATCAATACCAAGTGAAGCAGCACAACCATTTACAACCTGATCAAAACTATACAGCACACGACCTTGATTATAGGATATTACATTAGTAGCCCAACCTAGCAGCGTTAGAGCATCGCTAAGTGCTACATAATTACTGCTGCTTAAACCATTATTATTGCACATATAACGTGTCATGTCTAGAACATTTGGATCATTAACGCTAGTAGCATTTAAGTAACTTACAATTAAATCTATAGCACGAATGCTAGTGTTAGTATTATAACTAATAAATTCCAAGCACAGTTGTGTAATGCCATCTTCTGGTCGTGCATAAACTGCTAGACCATTAGCAAAACCAACAGCAAACTTATCGCTTTCGTTATAAGTCAAATTGCCTGGATTGTTTTGTAGTTCGCCTGTGGTATAATTAGGATCGCTGTTGCCTTCACTTACTCGTGCAGCATCAAATGAAATACCGCCACCAAATGGCAATCCACTTGTATTACCAACTGATTGTGTAGTTTGTTGATAAGGCACGCCGTTGCTTACACCACCACTATAACCACCGCTGCTATGACCTTGACCAAAGAAATTAGCAAGACCAGCAGCATAAATCACAGGCGGTATATTATTAGCCATAGGTCCATAACTGTCTTGCACGTTACTGCTACCAAAATTGTTAGTAGCACCATAAGGACCGCTGCTGCCGCTGCTAGGCAGACCTTGTTGACTACCGCGTGGTGGTTGGCTTTGTGGATTAGTAGGTGCGTTGTGACCGCTCCATGGCTCAATACTAGGCATACTCTTAGGTGTTTCTGCGCCACTAGCATCACTACCACTTTTTGTTGAGCCAGGTTGTTGTGAAATACAAGCAGCATCCATATCAATATGTTGGTCGGCTCGTATCTCAAGACAGTTTTTAGCAGTTAAATATAAACTTTTTTTAGCAACAACATGCACATCGCTTTTTGCAGTCATTTTAAGACTACCGCTTGCTAACATATTAAACTCTGTGGCTTGCATATTAAATGCGCCATCACTTACTATATTAACTGTTTTGCCATGTAGTTTTAGATCGCCTTTGGTTTCTAGATTCATGCCGCCATTAGAAGATATGTTTAGTGTGCCTTGATTAAACACATTAATATCGCCAGCAGCATTAATTTCTACCCATGCTGTACCTTTACTATTGATTACATAAATGAAATCTTTAGTGTCATTCATCAAAATCATATGACCTTTGCTGCTGCGTAGTCTGTAGATTTGATTATTGCCTTTGGCGTCACCATCATCCATAATGAATGTGTGACCGCCTTTGCGACCACGCACACCCCATTCATTTATACTATCATTACCACGTTGTTCTGTATAATACTGCGGATCATTAGGGTCTAGTGGTTGACCAGGTGTTGAAATACCAAATACATTAGATGGTGCTTCACGCATACTGCTAGATGTGCCAGGTCCACGATCAGGATCAGTTGTTAAATGCTGCGCATCCCAAATAGATTTTTGATATTCATGTGCTAATTGGCCAGGCACGTTTGGAATTTTTTCAGTATCGGCTTTTGTTAATATATCAACTGGACCATTAGTTTGTGGCGCAGGATTGCTGCCATCTAACTTGCCTGCCATACCAGGTAAATTATAGTTTTCTAAGAAATCAGGTATGCATGCAAACCAAAAACCTACTTCGTGATTACCTTGCGCAAATGTGCATAGCACCTTAACACCAATATCAGGTGGCACAAACCACATACCATAACTGTGTGAATGACCTGCATAATCTTTGTTGTCAACTTTATTTGTGCGTCCATAAAATGGTGTGCAATATGAAACTGTTTTCCAACTGCTATCGCTGTTTTCATCGCCACCTAACTCTGCAATATAAACTTGTAATTTGCCGCTGCGTGTAGGATCGCTGTTGTTTTTTACAATACCTACATAAGGACCAGGACTAACACGAGCATTATCTGCGCTTTCATGCACAGTCCATGTAGGTGATTTACGACTGTTTTGTAAGTGTGTATCAGTAGTCATTAGTTTCTGTCCTCTTCATGTGTCCCACTTGGAGTGCTAGTGCTGTTGCTGGATGGTTGTGTTGTAGGTGCCACAGCAGTGCGTGTTGGTGATTCTGCTTGCGGACTTTCGCCACCACGTGTAGCAGCATTAAGTGTTTGGCTAGGAACAGTAGGTGTGCCATCACTACGAACTGGTGTAGAGTTTTGTTGGGCTTGGTTACGCACTCTATAATTAGAAAGTTTTTGTGTAAATTTACCACGACTAAAGTTGCTAGTCACTACAGCAACACGATAGATGCCACTAAATTGACTATATGTGCTGCTTTTTTCAAATAATCCAGTTGTATCATCATAATCATTATTTGGTGTAGAAAAATAAAAGTTAAAATACACAGGATTGTTATAGTTAATACTGCCATTTGGACCTGTATAGTTACCTAGTCCTACTTGACTAGGATGTATTAAAAAGTAATCTTGACTAATCCAATCAGGATCACCAACAATCGTAAAGTCTAACTGTATCATATCTGCACGATTATCATGTAGTTTTTCCATAAGTTCTTGTACAGCAATAGTTTGTGCGCTTACGCCAGTAGGAGCAGTATGCTGTCGATTTGCTAAACCACGTGCATAATAGTAGTTTGGTTTGAAAAAACGTGAATCAGCAAATGCATCATAACCGCCAGCATTATAAGTTGGTAGTTGTGTATCACTTGTTGCACCATTACCAGCACCAGTATTGTCTTGTGCTTTGTTAATATAATTGTTTGGAACGCCGTTACGTATTTCAAAGAAAGCCATGTTATATTCTATTTTGGCATCTAACACATCACGGTTATCGCCACTATACAAATATTTGTATTGTTTTACTATTTGATTTTGATTTACAGGTGCTTGTCCAAAACCAGGATTATCATTACCGTAAGTAACAAAAGGCATAACAACCCAACGAATAGTAGTTTGATAATAACCTGTGCCTTGATCAATATTGCCAAAATTAATTACTGGTGTAATTTTCCAAGTTTTAACTGGTTGGTTATCATGATTACTTGTAGTATTTTGCTTGGTCATATAATCACTAACACCAATAATACTACCAATAAAATCAGTAATGCGTGTGCCGCTAGCAGCACGAAATGCTTGGCTGTCAGTAGTTAATTTTAGCACGCCTAGTGATGCTTGTTTTCGCACATTTGCATCAGCAGCATCTTTGCCTTGTATTGCTATACTAGCATCTTTAAATGTAGTTGGGTCAATAATACTAGCATTAAGTATTTCTTGATCAAACTCAAACTCAAATCTGTTAGCCAATCGTTGCCCTACTTTTTGACCGTTGCTATCAACTTGTTTTACTTTTTCATCTTCGCTTGCATTAAGTGCTTCTGCTAAACCTGCTTTGACGATAGTATTATTGCCAGCAACACTATCTGTAACTGTGCTAGTAATTTGTTTTTCTTCATTAATTGTGCTGTAACTTTGTACTTCAGTAGTAGAAGCAAGTTGACCATTAAACAAATCTTTAATAGTGCTGCCTTTTACTTCTACGTGAAAAGGTAGTGTGTTGTATAAACCAATTAATCCGATTGCATTAGCAGGTATTGCTTGGCAACTATAAATTGCGCCGCTACTGTTTAATGTATACTTGATGTGAACAAAGGTAAAAGGTATGTATTTGGTTGTGCCTGGTATTGCTTCGCCTTGACCAGTTGCAACATTTGTGGCTGGTGATACAGGTTTTCCACTATCATCATAACCTAAAAACTCTATCTTCATTACAAAGAAACTGTTTGCCCAGTTAAAATTAGGTTCTGGGTTTAGTGCTTTAGCCATAATTTGTAACTGTGCCAAAAACTTAACTGTATAAGGTTCTATGATATCAAATTTTAATGTAATAACATCGGTGGCACGTGTTAAGCCACTGTTTGTGTTTACGATAGTTTTTAATTCTAAATTATCAATACTTAAATCTGTAGGAAAATATGTGCGGTCTTCATTAGCACCGCCGCCATCTGCTGCTACAAATATACCGCCTTGTTTAATAAGATATTCGTTGCCAGGATTTATACTATGTGAATAAATTTTATTGATTGTATCACGTGGCACGCCATAAATTGAAATACGATAAGTCCAGTTTGTATAATCATGCAGTTTATTTGTTTTAATAGCAGTGCTGCCGCCGCCGTTGCCATAACTACCGTTGTTTATATAAGGTCCGCCTACACCATCGCTTTTAGGTGCACCGCCTTGTGTAATTACAGTAGCACCATTATTAGAACCGCCGCCATATATGCCATTATTTACATAAGGTCCGCTAGTGCCATCACTACTAGTGCCGCCTGTTACAGTTTGGTCCGTTGCTGGCGCAGTTGCAGTAGTTTTGCCGTTGCCGCTGCCACTAGAACCATTATCTTCATCTGTAGTAGGTTGTTTTGTGTTGCTAGTAACGGCTACTGCATCAGTAAGAACTGCGCCACCGTTGCTGCTACTTGCACTGCTTGAAGTTCCACTGCCACTGCTGCCAGCAGTATTCGTGCCATCATCCGCAGTAATTTTTTGTTGTGTTTGTACTGCTAGTGCAGCCGCCGCAGTTTGCTCGGCTAACTGTTGATCTGTAATAGCCACCTGTGCCGCAACAGTAGCAGATTGTGGATCAATTTGTAATCCTTGTTTTGTATTTGCGTTATCGCTTGCGGCTATTGTGCCACTACTGCTTGTAGGAGCAGTAGACGCAGGCGTTGTATTATCTGCTTCTGCTTGTAGCGCAGCCACACGTGCTCGTGCTGCTTGTAGCGCAGTTTGTGCAGCAACTAGTTCAGCCGCACTGCTTTGCGTAGCAGTTTGTTGTGATATTTGTAGTGCGCTTTGTGCAGCATCTTGTGCAGCAGCAATTTGTGCTGCATTATCACTTGATACTACTGTGCCGCTATTAGTCAATAGTGGTGTGCCATTCCAAGTGTTATTGCGTATAGGTGTTATAGCACCACTATTGCCATCACCTACAATAAAAAACTCTGGTAAAGTAGTTACAGGATTGCCATTAATATCAGTTAGTGGTTGACCATAGGTTTGTGATACACCAAAACTTCCTATATCAAGTGCTGGATAAGCACCGCTGTTTAATATAGCAGTCTTGGCATTTAGAACATCATCACTACTAATAACGCCGCTGCCGCTTGCTACAAATTGATTAATTTTATTTTTGAATTGTAAATTTGCTGCATCTAATTGTTGTTGTGGCGTTAAACCAGTTGGACTTAATGTATTGTTTGGCATTTAGATACCCAACGCATTTTGCAGTGTAGCCTTAGTTGGCAAATATATTTGAGTATTAGCAGTAAAATCCCATAGTGGATCAATTAACGTATTAGGATTGCGTTGCGCAAATACCCACCAAAGCGTAGGATTGCCATATAAATCATATGCTAACAAATCAGGACGATACTCATGTTGCGGCGGTATCGTAAACAATATATCGCTTTGCAGTTTAGGTATTGACCTATCAATACGCAAATCTAAAAATTGACCGTTACCAAAACTAGGAGTGCTATAGTATGCGCTAGCAGAACTATATGTAGTTGTGTTAAACGCCATTAAATCCATCCCCCAGTTTTATCGTTGCCGCCAACAAGTGCGCCTTTAGCAAAACCAACCAAGCCAAATTGCTTACTAATCTTATTGCGACTGTATGTTGGAACCATACTTAAAGATACTTGTAGTGAAGTAGGAACTTTTTGACGCTGACCTTTTACTGTGCAACTAATATAATCTACTTCGTTTGGTAGTGTAAAATCAAAATTAGTTAATACTACAGGCACATGATTAAATGTATATGGTCCATAACCATCTAGGAATAACACAGGCGGTGGCGTGCCAGCAAGTTGATCAATACCATAAAACATTTTGGTTGCGCTGCTAAAAAAGTGCATCATAGCAATAACATATTCTGCTTCTGCTGGATAATTTGCTGTAAACTGCGCTGTAATATTAATTGTTTCTACTTTACTGTATTGATAAGCAGGCGTAGTATAATTTGTATGCACCAAGTTCATCATATCATAACTGGCTTGATGATTAACTTGTATTTGTGGTGTATAAGGAAATAACACACCGTTAAGTTCTTCAAGTGGTTTTAACACAGCGTTGTTATTGCCTATAAGTTGTCCTGTTTGATCATATATGATAACACGACTTTCACTATCATCTTGAAAAGCAGTATGGCTATCGCTATTGCTCGCTTGCAGTTGATCTTGACTAGTGCCGCCTATAGCAACACCAGTTCCACGCAGTCGCCCACCAGTAGGATCAGTAGATGGTCCGTTAGTTAAACCATATACTAAACCTTGTAGTGAGCTATTAATTGCTGTTTTGACTAAACTTGTTTTTAATGTTTGTAGTCCACCGCTTGTAGGATTATTGACGCTATAGTTAATATAACTTTGTGCAGGCAATCTGTATCCAGTTGTGCCTGGTATAGTATAACTTGTTTGCGGTAAACCTGCGTTGTTTACAACAATACCATTTCCACCATTAATAACCGCATCACTAGTAGGATTGCTAGTTCTTGTAGTTTGATTACTCTGTGGTGTGCGACTATAAAATTTTTGCGGAGAAAAATTAAATAAACTCATACTTGCTCCAATAAAAATATTTATTTCTTCAAAATAACCATATATAATAGATTACATGATAGCACCCAAAAGAAACCAATACTTAACAAACAAAGACTTGCTGCGTGAAATAGCAGCCAGCAAAAATACATATTGTTCATATTTGGCACCAGAAGATGCAAAATATGATTTAATATTGCCAAGCGTCAGCAAAATAAATCAAAAAACTATTGCTGAAGCAAAACGTGCTCGTGCAGATAGGTTAGCCAAACTAAGTTATGAAGCCACAGTAGCACAAGGAATAAAAACAAAACAAGACCAACATGCTATAGATTGGCACACGATTGCCAAAACTGATATAGTATTTCGTGTAATTACATGGGATCATATACCACTAGCACCAGGTCGCAAGAAAAGCATTAAGACAACAGCAGATAGTCATGTCAAGGTAAACTTTCCACCATTTCAGCATTTTAAGTTTAATGAAGCCGATGAACTTATTTGCTGTGGCAAGTCACACTGGGAAGGCGGATTAGAAAATGGTTGGTTTAATCGTGACCATGGCAAGATCACAAGTAATCTAGCACGTATGTTCATTAAACTGTGCGAACGTTATGGCAGTAAAGGCAACTGGCGTGGTTATACATATAATGATGAGATGCGCAGCCAAGCACTGCTACAACTATCACAGGTAGGGTTACAATTTGACGAAAGCAAATCTAATAATCCTTTTGCTTATTACACTGCTACTATCACCAATAGTTTTACTAGAATTCTTAACGTTGAAAAGCGCAACCAACACCTTCGTGACGACATTCTCGAAGCAAATGGATTGAATCCTAGTTATACACGCCAAACCGATAATTCATTTAGAGGCGGTAGCGGCGGTGATTTTGGTTTTAATGATTAATATTGACAATTATTAGATAAACTGTTAAGTTGATTACATGTCAAACCTGTTCAAAAAAGCCGCGGTTTTTACCGATTTACACCTTGGATACAAGCAAAATAGCCAATTGTTCTTAAACGATTGTGATCGTTATATGGATTGGTTCTTGAATCTTGTCAAGACCGAAGAATGTGACACGGTGCTATTTCTTGGAGATTTTCATGATACACGTAATAGTCTTAATATTAACACTATGGATCATAGTTTACGTATTTTAGAGCGACTTAACAATATTGGATTACGTGTGCTTTTTATACCTGGTAACCATGATTTATACCATAAAGACCGCAGAACTGTAACAAGTATTCGTTATATTGAAAAGTTTAAGAATATTGAACTTGTTATGGATCAACATACCGAAGGCGATGTAACCTTTGTGCCATGGTTGATTGGTGAAGAACATAAAGATATGCGTAAGATTAAGTCACGATATGTGATGGGTCACTTTGAACTACCACAGTTTATGATGAATGCTATGGTAGAAATGCCAGATCATGGTGGACTAAAAAGCGAGGATTTTGGTAATGTTGGAACGGTTTTTACGGGTCATTTTCATAAACGGCAGCAACGCGGAAATGTACACTACATTGGTAATGCTTTTCCTCATAATTATGCTGATGCTTGGGACGATGCTCGTGGGGCGATGATACTAGAATGGGGTATTGAACCAGTTTATCATGATTGGACGGATGGTCCGCGCTATCGTTTGCTTACACTTTCACAACTTCTTGATGAACCGCATATTCATTTGAATGACAAAACATATGCACGTGTGAATATTGATATTAACATTTCTTATGAAGAAGCCACATTTATCAAAGAAGAAATGGCAAAAACATATAATGTGCGTGAATTAAGCCTTATTCAACAGCGTGGCGAAGTGCTGCGTGAAGATACACTAGGCGAAGTCAAGTTTGAATCTGTCGATCAGATTGTAATGAGTCAGATACAAACACTAGACACAACGCACTATGATACGCATCTGCTGCTACAGATATATAACAATCTATAAACATGTTAGAACAGTTAAAACTTAACTTACCCGAATGTGAATATATTGATTTACGGACACACAATATATATTTGGGTGATTTTTATAGTGATTGTGTAAAATATTACAAAAAACATAGTCATATTACGCAAACTGTTAATATAAAGACACATAATCCAAAATTATCACCAGAAGCGCAAGTTAGTAACATCTATACTGGTTACACATATGATTGTGATAGCAGAGATGCAATTAGTAAAATATTTGAAATAGACAAGCAACCTAATCAAGTTGGCGAAATACCTGGCGAAGCAGATTATGTTTATTACAATAACGATATACTTGAAGACTATCCAGTAATTGCTAGCACAATCACAAGCATAGAAACTGCTACAAACTTAAAATTTGGACGCATTAAATTGCGTTGCGTTGGACCACAGCATGTAGAAACTATACACACAGATTATGGTGATGTGCGATTTCATTTGCCTATTGTTACAAATGATGATGTGTTTTTTGTTAGTGGCAATACTACATTTCATATGCGCGATACACAAAAACTTTATATGCTTGATACAAATACGCCGCATACTATTGTAAATGCTAGTGGTTCACTATACCGATTACATTTGATTTGCACACCACAGTGTGATTATACATTTACTAATGATAAAATTATGAGTGCTACTGCGCAGTATATCAGTTATGCAGCCGAAGCATTATCTAATCTAACGCCACATGATGCGCTGCTTAACAAAAATGTTTATAATCGTGCGCGTGCTACGCTATTAAAATTAAAAAAATCTTGAATATACTATCAACTTATGGTAACTTAAAACATGCTTAAATTAAAAAGTCTTACAGCAAAAAACTTTATGAGCGTGGGTAATGCAACCCAGGCTGTGCATTTTGACCGTAGTGACCTAACTCTTGTTCTCGGAGAAAACTTAGATTTAGGAGGTGATGATAGCGGTGCGCGTAATGGAACAGGTAAGACAACCATTATAAATGCGCTGAGTTATGGTCTCTACGGTCAAGCCCTTACTAATATTAAAAAAGATAATCTTATAAACAAAACAAATGCCAAGAATATGGTAGTTACTATTGATTTTGAAGTTAATGGTCGTGCATACCGTATTGAACGTGGTCGTAAGCCTACATTTACAAAATTGTATATAGATGGCGAAGAACAGGTTGGTTATGTAGATGATAGTCAAGGCGATAGTCGTGAAACACAAGGTGATATTGAGCGACTGTTAGGCATGTCACATGATATGTTTAAGCATGTTGTAGCATTAAACACATATACAGAGCCGTTTTTAAGCATGCGAGCCAACGATCAGCGACAAATTATTGAACAGTTGCTTGGCGTTACAATACTAAGCGAAAAAGCAGAACAACTTAAAAGTCAGATTAAAAATACAAAAGACGCAATTAATGAAGAAAAAATACGCATTAAAGCACAACAAGATGCTAATGTTCGTATTGCAGAACAAATTGACAACTTAAAGAAACGTCAAAAACTGTGGCAATCAAAGCATGATGAAGACTGCAATAAAATTGAGCGCAATTTAATATCACTAAGTGAAATTGATATTGATGCTGAAATTGCAAATCATCGTTTGCTTGAGCAAGTTAATGCTAACAAAAAACTATTTGACCAGTTAAAAAGTATTGAAACTCGTCAAAAAATGTGGGATAAGAAACAATTAGATGATTGTGATGCAATTAAATTACAAATTGCTGAATTATCAAAGATTGATATTGATGCTGAAATTGCTAATCATCGTGATATTGCAGATTATGATGCCAAAGTAAAACGTCGTGATGAAGCAAAACGTTGGATTGCATCTATTAATGCTGCTAATCTAAAAGAAGAAAAAACACAAGCCAAGTTAAAAAGTGAGATTGAAGACCTTAAAAACCACAAGTGTTATGCTTGTGGCAGCGAACTGCATGATGATAATCAAGCAGATATTTTAGCAACAAAACAAAATATGTTGCGTGAAAGTGCGCTACAATTATTAGCAAATGAAAGCCAAAAAAGTGACCATCTTGACACTATTGAGCAAATTGGTGAATTAATAACACCGCCAAAACCATACTATAAAACACTTGAAGAAGCACTTAATCACCGCAATACTCTTGAGAATATGAATGCTACTCTTGAAAGCCGTATGCTTGAAACTAGTCCATTTAGCGAACAGATTATTGAACTTGCTACTGAATTAGGTGATAGAGAGTATATTGCCGAAACTCAAATTGGTGCTTTTCACTATGATACTATAGAAGATGCGCTAAATCACCGCAGCACACTAGAACAATTGGCTAATTCGCTACTTGCTAAGCAAGCAGAAGTTGATCCTTATAGTGACCAAATAGCTGATATGGAAATAAATGCTGTAATTGAAATTACATGGGACACAATCAATAACCTAACTCAATTACAAGAACACCAAGAGTTTTTATTGAAAATGCTTACTAGCAAAGATAGTTTTGTGCGCAAGAAGATTATTGATCAGAACCTTGCTTATCTTAATAGCCGCCTTGGTGCTTACTTGAGTGCTATTGGGTTGCCACATGAAGTCAAGTTCTTGAATGATTTATCTACAGAAATTACTGAATTAGGACGTGACCTTGACTTTGATAACTTATCTCGTGGCGAACGTAACCGTTTGATACTATCACTAAGTTGGGCTTTCCGTGATGTTTGGGAAAACCTTTATCAACACATCAATCTCCTGTTTATCGATGAACTTATTGATAGTGGTATGGATGCCAGTGGGGTTGAAAACTCACTGGCAATCCTAAAACGCATGAACCGTGAACGTGGTAAGAGTATTTTCTTGGTTAGCCATCGTGAAGAATTAAGTGGTCGTGTTAATAATATTTTAACCGTTACTAAGGAAAATGGTTTTACCAGTTATGGAAACGATATAACTACAGTATGACAAGTCGTAGCAAAAACAAAGGCAATAGTTGGGAACGTGATGTTGCCAAACACCTTACAAATCTATATGGTGAAACATTTATACGTGCGCCTGGCAGTGGTGCATATGTTGGCGGAACCAATACAAAACGTAAAGAATACTTACACGAAGGTCAAATTCGTTCGTTCAAAGGCGATATTATACCTGGTCAAAGTTTTCCAAAGTTTAATTGTGAATGTAAAAGTTATGCTGATTTTCCGTTTCATCAACTGTTTAGCGGCAGTTGTAAGCAATTAGATGTATGGTTAGATCAATTGCTTGATGCCAGCGATGACGGCGATTTTAATATATTAATTATGAAATTTAACCGTAAAGGCAAATTTGTTGCTGTAGAATTTGACCAATATTATGATTTGCCATTATTTGTCGAGTTCCACATGTTGTATCAATATCGTGATATTCGTTGGGCAATCATGGATTATGATAAGTTTTGGACATTAAATAAAGATTTTGTAGCACTTTGTTGCGCTAGTAACTAATTGCGAGGTAAAATGGTAAAAATAGATATCATTACTGATTCAAAGGTTCCACTTACAATAAAGATTAACACCAAACATGATTATGTTTTAGATGGTATTGAACCGCTTGTTTCGTCTGTAAATGGTTGGTTTTTATTGCAAATTAAGTGCGATAATAAAAATAGTTTTATGATTAACGATATTATGTTAAATGGCGAAAGCATAAGACATATGATTTATACAGGTTGGTTTATTAGTGATGCTAATGAATTTTTACCACCACCAATAACGCATTTTGAAAAACTAGATGGTTGGTGGAATATTGTGCTACACACAGATTTGTATACCGCATATGAAAATTATCTAAATCAAATAAATGAAAACGGCATAAATTGGGTTGACTTTTATGCTAATTATGCTACATATGTGGATTTTGGCACCAAACTGCAATATACACATTATCCACCGTCACTTATTAAATTCTTTGAAACACAGCAAGGCATTAATTGGTTCAAACTAGATAAGATAACTGAACTGCCGCACTTTCCATTAGATTGCTTAACTCCAGATGTTAATTTTTTTGAAAAAATAAAGAAAATACCAATTGATTTACACAGCAGTTCAATTGAAATTAGCAACGATCTTACTACAGACAATACAAAAATACATGGCAACTGGTATCGTAAAAAATGGTTAGAAGGCGAGACTATACCACAATTTATACATGATTGGTTACGTTATATAGGTATAACAAAGTATAAAACAGTAAATGTGCTGCGTCTTGGACCAGGTGGTTATATACGCATGCATCGTGATTATCATGATGGACCACATATACATTATACTTTTGGTAGTGGTAATGGGCTACTTAAACTTTCACGTGGCGGTATAATGGCACGTGGATTAAATTTTATCGGCAGCGGTGTGCTAGCGCATGCAGCAGTAAATGACAGTGACAACGATAGATATGCTATGACTATTGAATTGCACGATGATTGTGAAGATTGGTTGCGTCAGCATATGGTAACTGGCATATATATAAATTGATCGCATCTGCTGTGTGTGATAAAATAATTCATGGATTTTTCACAACTTTCTTTGCTGCAACAACATATGGGCTATTGGTTGCTAGACGATACCCATGTATTTTACAACAAATTAGAGTGCATATTTGCAGCACAGCAACGTAACAGCAGCAATATTAGATTTTATTATCATGATCATATCTATGGTCGTTATGATTGGGCATGCGAACCAGATATATCAATAATTGATCTATATGCTGCACGAGCACGTCAATTGCGGCAAAAGTATGATTATATTGTTTTGTTATATAGCGGTGGCAGCGATAGCAGTAATGCGCTTAAAACATTCTTAAACAACAATATACCACTAGACGAAGTTGCTTATTGGTATAGCAGCCATAATGAATCATCAAATACTAGTAATTTAGAAATCATACATGCTGGCAGCGATATGCTGCATAGGCTAATTGCTGCCAATATCACAGTATCTAAACTAGATATGATACCACAACTTACTAAAAATATAATTCCTGATCTAAATTGGTTTTGTGAAACTGAACCTTGTATTATACTTGAACAAGCAGTAAAACCTGGTTTAATCTATGAAAACTACAATTGGTTAAAGATTCGTGAAAGTGGTAAATCAGTTGCTGTAATTACAGGATTAGAGAAACCTAGAATTTATTATGAGAATGGCGTTTGGTATAGCGGATTTTTAGATGTTAGTAATCCTTATAACTTTGCCAAATACCACAATTATGATTGTGGCATAACACTAGAACCATTTTACATTAGTCCAGACAGTCCAATAGTAACTATTAAACAATCGCATCTGGTTAAAAAATATATTACAGCACACTATGATCCACAGTTTATTTCACAGAACTTTACAAATGACGCAAATTTTAATAGTAAATTATACTTTACATGTGTTCGACGTGCTTGTTATCCATATTGGAGCGACCAAACATACAGTTTAGGCAAAGATATGCCTTTATTAAAAGAAAAAAACCGTTGGATATGGGATAGCAATAGTGAATCAAGTAACACATATATGGCTACTCTAAAACAATTGCAGAACACAGTTGATACATATTTTCTTAATGGCGGTGACATTTATAATGGTTTAGTTGGTGCATGGAGTACGAGGTATTGCATAGGTGATTGAACTTACACTAGCATGTTTAGTCGGTTGTGGTTTAGGAACTGCTGCGGGCATACTGCCTGGTTTCAGCAGTTCAACAATCATGATTGCTACTATGCCGCTGCTACTACTGTTGCCACCCAATATGGTCATAGCATTTTATATTGGGCTTGTAACACTTACACAATACTTTGGTGGTGCTAGCAGCAGTTTGCTTGGCATACCTACTGAAAACAGTTGTTTGCCTAGCGTTACTGAAGGTTATGCACTAGTTCGCAACAATAAAACCAAAACTGCACTGTCTAGTGGTGCTGCTGCTAGTTTTTGCGGCAGTGTAATTGCTATTGTCATTTCATTAATACTGTGTAATTTTTTAACTAGTTTAAGTTATATTTTCAATTATACAGTTCAATTGGTTTTATTAACTGCTACATTCATACTAGTTTGTAGTGCTAATGGCAAGTATATTTCTAATATCACATTATGTATATGGGGTTACTTGGTAGCAAGTGTTGGCATTAATAAAATAACAAACGAGCCATTTGCTACTTTTAATAATCCTTATTTGTTTGGTGGATTACCTAGCAGTATAGTGCTATTAAGTTTTTATAGTTTGCCACTAGTGCTATGTTTTACTAACAGCGCAACAAACACTAATAGTTGTATGAGTAGCGAAAAAGTCAAACTTCCACTAATTACACTACTACGCAGCAGCATCATAGGTTATATTTGTGGGTTTATACCTATGTTAAGCATCGTTATTAGCAGCAATCTATCTTATGCTATTGAAAAGAAGTTGCGTGGCAGTAATTATACCGTTGGCGATGCAAACTGCTTATCTGCTAGTGATTGTGCACATAATAGTGGGCTAATTGCTAGTTTAATACCACTATTTGTTTTTGCTATACCTATTGTGCCTAGCGAATATGTGCTATATGATGTAGTTACACGACATGGCGCAAGTTTTAGTTATGCTTGGTTACAATCAAATATACTATGGATTGGGTGTGGATTTGCACTTGCTAACTGCATAGGCTATCTTTGCGCTTATCCACTTGCTATACAGTTAGTGCGCTACCTTACTAAAAACTTTGCGCTATTAAAGTATAGTTCTGTAATAATACTTGTGTTTTGTATATTATTAATTGGATTTATAAATGATAGTATGGTATTTTATTTGGTAATAACTGCTGTATTTCTACCACTAGGGTTAATATTACGAAAATTTGATAAAATGCCTTTTGTTATCGGTCTGTTAGTAGGACCACAATATGAAACAGTTGCTAGAATAATATATGGATTATATGGAAATTAATATGTTAAAGAAAATTATTACTGCATTTTTTATTTTTACCACAACTGCATATGCACAAGAACTTACAGTAGGTGTGCCACCAGGCGGTGCTACTGGTCGTGTTGCACAACTTGCAGCAGATATACTAGGCACTACTGTAAATTATGCACAGAATTGTTCTGTTGTTAAATATGATATTGAAGTTGGTAAGCCCACAGTTTATATACAAAGTGCTATGGGTTTGCATGATGATATTTGTAAACTTAACTTTAATACTAATGTTACCATAGCAGATGAACTGTTTTCATATACTTACGGTTTATGCTATCGTCGTGATCGTGATTTGGGTTGGGAATATTTTGAAAATCCTAGTAAACGTAAAACAATTGCTACGAATATTGTAAATGATGCTATTGTCAAAAAACTTGTAAGTGGACTAAAAATTATGAACTTTAACACAGTAGTAGTAGGCAATACTGGCAAAACTCGTGAAGTTATATTAGGAAATGAGTTTGATTATGCTGTTGTAGATAGTGAATGGATTGGTAAAAATATAGATAAAGTAAACTGTTTGTTTATAGGCAGCGATTATGACAGCGAGATTAACGGCAATAGATTTACTAGTGTTTATAAAATGCTGCAAGGCAAAGGCACACTAGAATATCCGTTGTTACAAGATGTGTTTATAATTGTTGCTGCTAATTTGAGTGTTGATCAAACACGTGAACTACAAGAAAAAATTATTAAGTTACGACATGATTATCGTTGGCAATTGCTTGTTAACAGTTTTGGTAATAGTGAAGTTACTAGTGAACAACATAAGTTTCAAGTCATAAGCGAACAATTACGATGAACTATGTAGTATTAGAGCAACTACCACACCCACCACAAGATTTGCTTGATGCTGCTCTAAACAGTATTGATGAATCTGCTATTGTAGAACAAGCCAGTAAAATACAACGTAATAGCGGTGAAATTCTTAAAAAATATCCAAGATTTCCACTTAGTGATGAACTTAAACTGTGGTGTATGCAAAATATTATTGATAATGCTATTGCTTATGAATTAGCAGTAAGTGAGCAAAGTGAGCATGAACGTATTAAGCCGCATACTGATCGCAATAGAAACTATACTCTAATGTATTTGTTACGCAGTGGTGGTGAAAATCATAGAACTGTATTTTATAAGCATGTAGATGATAGTTTTATTTTGACACGCAAACAAAGTTTTGATAATAATGTATTGATTGAAATAGAAAGTATTGCTATACCGCAGCATAAATGGGTATTACTTGATGCACAAGTTATTCATAGTGTAGAGTGCATACCAGATATGCGTGTAGCAATACAAATAAGTTTAGAAATAAATCACTGGCTCATAACAAATTAACATATATACTTTATAGGCATTTCAGGCTTACTGGCAATTCAGGCAGCATATCCACAAATAGGAATAAATTGAAGGTTGTCAGCACCCCGACATTGCTGTGATTGGAATCGTTTGGCCAAACGTTAGGCTAAATGATTGCGGCTCTGAGAAAAAGCAACCGCATCTACTGCAAGTTCGTTAGCAAGGGTTTGTAGTGGCTCCGTTGGTAAAATCTACAGGAAGTGATGGGGTACAGGCTAACCGCCCCACTTGTGTATCAAGTTCCGTTTGCTAATGTCCTGATGATAGCTCAAATGAAGCTATTCTGGATATGGATTTCCTGCTTAAGGAAATCTATGTCCAGAATCCAGTCTAAATGAAACTACTAAAAAATTAAAAAAAGTGAAGGTGCGATAGCACCTGAACTGATGTGCGCAGCACATCATTAAAAGAAAGGAAGATTAGATTTCTTAGTAGTTTCTAAGTTCTCTTCAACTATCTTAGTAATAACTTCTCGTTCAGCAACACTCATATTCATCATTTCATCAAAAGTAACGCCACCACGCATATACCAACACATTTGAAGTGCATTTTGTTTAATGCGTCTTACTTCGCCTTCATAACGATTAACTTCTACTTCAATTTCAGGTAAACTTAAATTTACTATTAATCGTCGAAAAAATTTGCGTAATCGAATGTTACGTCTACCTCATATGTTGTTTCACATGCTTCACATGATACTTTTGTAGTTTGTTGTTTAACGCTATCATTCAAACTAACAACAATATCTTGCACTCTACGAATAATGTTTTTATTAGCATTATCATAAAATTCACTAATATGTTCAGGATTTGTAACTATAATACCTTCTTCTGTAGTAATGCTTTCTGTATTGAAAGTAATGATCTGATGTGTAAGTTTTATAATATTTTGTAATTGTATATCAAACTGTGCTTTTTTAATTTCATCTGATATATCTGGATTATTGATTATATCTAAAATCTTTTCACTTTCAAATTGTAGTAGTGAGTTTTTTGTATATTGCAGATAGTTAGCAGGTTTAAACTTAAAAGTCAACCCATCAATATTAAATGTTTGACTGTAATCTGGTGATCTTACTCGTAACAAATAACCATTTAGATCAACTTCGTGTCTGTTATCATGTTCACATTTTGGGCATTTACTGTCAATAGCCATGTTGCTGCCGTTTGTGGCTATACGTATAGCAATAAGTAGCGCATCAGTATCAACAGTAGGCATAGCCCACGCATTACTAATACTAGGGCAACAACTTTGAATTAGATCAACTATGGCCTGACCATTCATAAGTGCGTCAGGTGTTC